GTTCGGCAATAAGCTCGTGGAGTGGGCGGGGCTCGTTGGCCACCATTGCGGCAGCGTGTGCCTTGGCGTACGCTACCCGACACGTAGCGAGCTGGTCAGTGAGATCGCGAATCTTGCGAAGGATACACTGTTCCGCGCTCATGGGGCTCTCGGTGACCTCGGGCTCAAATTTCCGGTTGGCCTCTTTCGAGTCCTTGGGGACTTCGGCTTCGGGTTCCTCGGCTTCGGGTTCCTCGGCTTCGGGTTCCTCGGCTTCGGGTTCCTCGGCTTCGGGTTCATCGACCACCTTGGAGGTATCAGCGCCGTCTTTGGCGAGAGCCTTCTGTTCCCTTTTCCACTCACCGAGGTTGAACGTGGGGGCTTCAGCGCCATAATGGTTAAAATAGTCAGTGTTCGACATTGCTTCGATGCCGAGTGAGGCGAGGTCTTCGAGCAACTGGGGCTCGTCTTTGCGCGTGCTATATGTGACCTTTTGGCGACCGGCGAAGGCGCGAAGGTCCGTCATCGTTTTGTACGTAAAAATCTGGCTCATGTATCAAGTCCCTCGTAGGGTTGAGTGTGGGAAAAAGACCCTCTAATGCTGGGTCACCGGAAACCCGGCAACCCAGCACCAACGAGGGAAATTAGCCGTTGGTCTTCATGAACGCGATCGGGACCCGCTTGCGTTCATGAACACGATCCCAGTTAGCCGCAGCTTGGAGCTCAGCAACCGTGGGGCTCTTGCCAGCAAGCGAGCCGCTGGTGAACTGCATGCCCTTCGGGTGTACGATGAGCTCCGTACGACTGTAGAACGTTTCCTGTCCGCCACCGTCACCGGCCGCGGGGGTGCGGTCGATTTCGCTCGGGACCTTCGGGGAACCGATGCCGACCTGGAACGAACCGGGGCCGAGAAGGAACGAAGTGTAGACAGTCGGAGTACCGGAGGCGGGACACGAATCGCTGACAATGACTCGTGCGCCATTGTAGATCTTGATGTCGTGACCGAGGGAGTCCTTGACGGTGTCGATCATGTCCAACTTGTACATGCGGCTGTAAACCACGCTATGCACAAACAGAACGCTGAGCATACCGATCTTGTCACCCATGGTTGCCATGGTATCGACATAGGCGTCACCGCTGAACTTGTTCGCGTCGGCTGGGGTGCCAGTCGTCACGCTGATGTTGTTCAGCATGTCTGAGCTGTCGTTGGCAACGTTGTCAGCGAGAACACCGACCAATGAAGCGATGGCGCGGGCTTCGCGGCGGGCGCGCCAGTATTCCTGGACACGGAGACGAACAACATCCATCGGATCACTACCGACGTAGTCGCCGACGAGGTCCATCGAGGACCAGCTTTGGTTTAGGCTCTGGCGAATAGCAATCATCTTGCCGGACGTCAAAGCTTTGGGGGTTGAGGAACTGGTACTGTCGTCAGACGAGATATTCGCGGCCTCGTCAGTCAACTGGTTCCAGAAGGGGAGGGTGATTGTCGAACCTGGGCCGACGAGGAAAGCATCAGCTTCTGCGCCACGGACAGCCGCGCCACTTTGCAGGAGGCGGTCCTCTTCCAGCATAGTGAGGCTGAAATACGGGTCAAAGATTGCCGGGATGAACTTCCCAGTGAGAGAGGTAACTGCCATTGTAGGCTCCTGTTGTTACGGATACTGTAACTTGGTACTCTGATGGCCTCTCACCATGTGACGGGGCGCGGGGGTACAAGCTGACATTCAGCCTGCTATATATTCAACGGAAAACCGACTCTTGCTGCCAGGGCCTTGGCGCGTTTCGGGTCAGACTTCACCATGTCCATCTGAGCCGTCATATTAAACGCGGATGAGGTCCGGTCAAACACATTCTCGTTTGACTCGCCGCCCTTGCCACCCTTGGCACCGGCTGACGTGGACTCAACGACCCAACTCGGGGTCTCTTCCATCTGTCGGTTGAACCACTCTTCAGGAGTGGCCCCAAATTGGTCAACGAACCGCTCTTGGTCCGGGTCGTACTTCAGTTCGACCTGTGCCCTCAGTTGGGCATCCCGGAGAAATTCCGGCTTAATCTTGTCGCTCGCAAGACCAGAAACCAGTTGCTTGCGCTCTCCGGTAACGATCTTGGCTTCGAGCTCAGCGATCCGCGTCTGCTTCTCAGCGGCCTCAGTGGCGTGTTTGTCGCGCTCGCGAACCAGTGGTGAGGTCCGGGCGGCGACGATCTTTTCAATCGCGGCTTCGTCCACGGTACCGGCACTGGCAGAAAGCTCAGCGATCCGGTCATTCATAACTGCGAGATCTTCCGGCTTCGTGTCACCGAAGCGACCAAGGATTTCCTTAGTCTTCTTGTGTGCCCCGCGTTCTTCTCCGAGGCTCTTGTAAACTGTGTTGAACTCCGCCAGGGGCTTGACGCCGTCCACATCCAGGACGTATTTTCCGTTTTTCTCAGTGTAAAAGCTGCGGGCAGCTTCGGGGGCCTCGCTGACGTCGTCAATTTCGTACGGTAACGGCATAATCTCACTTCCTCGTTAGGGTTGTCACTGTAAATATGTTCGTTTGGTACGTTGAAATCCACTAATATGTTGAATTAAACGTCATAAATCCTTTATAGTACACCACAAACTTCTATCAGGAGCTCCCCATGCCGATTCAGACCACGTCAAATACCGAGGTCACCTCGATCGCCCTCCACCCGCACTACGCGACCTTCCTTGACTATTTTACCGAGATGCGGGACACCTTTGCCGGTGAAGCCGTCATCAAGTCGAAAGGCGAGACCTATCTCCCGATGACCTCGGGTCAGATGAAGGATAACCAGAACGGTGCGGCCGCGTACGAGGCTTACAAGACGCGAGCGGTCTTCTACGATTACGTCTCTGACACCGTGACCGACATGCTCGGGCTACTCCATAAGGAGACGACCCAATTTAGGCTTCCAACAGCTCTCGAACAGCTGTTGCTGAAGTCCACCCCCGATGGGGAGACCATCAGCATGCTGCTCCGTCGCATTCACGAGGAACAGCTTATCCCCGGGCGAATCGGTCTCCTGCTGGACGTCCCAAGTGACGCCGCTGGTGTTCATGTGGTCCCGCAGGTCGTGACATACAACGCCGAGACGATCGTCAACTGGGACATCGGGTCCTCAGTTCCACGGTGGTACGTGCTCGACGAATCTGGTTACCAGATGAAGGGTAACTTGGACTGGGAAATGAAGGTGAAGTACCGCCTGATCGCCCTAGATGGGATGGGTAAGTATTACACACGAACTTTTGACAAGTGGCCCGGTGACATTGACATCGACAATCCGGACGAGGAAGCCGTATATCCGACCGTCCGGGGTAAAATGTCGAATGAGATCCCGTTCCAGGTCATCAATGCAGCCTCGGTTCTCCCCGGCTTTGAGTTCCCGCCCCTGTTGTCGATTGCGAATCTGTCACTCGCCACCTATCGGGGGGAGTCCGATTATCGTCAAGCCCTATTCATGCAGGCACAGTCAACCCTGTTCCTGAAGGGGTTCGGAGACGACGAGCTCAACGGAATGCGGGTAGGTGCCGGAGCGGCCATCAAAACGACCAACACCGAGGCCACCGCGGAATTCATCGAAGTATCCGGGGCCGGCCTATTCGAGATGCGGCTGAGTCAAGAAAACCTGATGAAAGAGACGGCCAACTTGGGCGTCGAGATGGTTGACAAGAACGGCGTGGAGTCCGGGGATGCCATCATTACTCGGTTGACCGTCCGCACTGCGTCGATGAGCTCGGTTGCCAAGTCAGCTGCGGCTGGGTTGACCAAAATCTTGCAAATAGCGGCTCGGTGGGTCGGTGCCAACGATTCCGAAGTTATCATCATCCCGGCGACTGACTTCTCTGATAGTCTGGCAACGTCGAAGAACGTCCTGGAGATGTGGTCCGTCGTCCAGCAGGGTGGTATGGCCTTGGAAGACTATCACAGTTGGCTCTCGGAGCGCGACTATACCAGCGACACCTTCGAAGACTGGAAATCGAAGCTCGAAGCCGCGCTGCCGTCCACCACGTTGACTAACGTCCAGATTTAGGGGGCGTCATGCCAAATAACCGCAAGATCAAGGATGAGACGGTGCTTTACGCTATGGCGCTGATCGGCTTGTCGGCATCCGTCGTGCGGGAGGTGGATCGCCTTATCAACTCAACTAACGCCGAGCTAGGTAGTTACGTCCGTAATATCATCCCAAAGCTGAGCGACATTCGTTCGAGATCTTCGAACGCTGCGTTCTCAACGGTGCGCGATACCGTGACTCAGATCCGCCGTGCTGGTTTCGTCAAGGCTAAGGCTTTTATGATTGCCGAAGCCAAGAGGTTCCTGAGTGTCGATCAGGGGGTTCACGAGAAGATCTTGGACGCAGGGACGGGCGTCGGAGAAGCGGAGCTGTCAAAGATCGTGACTTACGGAGCTTTTGATGGTCGGACGCTCGGTGATTGGTGGACGCAACTCGCGACAGCCGACATAAACCGGATCATGAGCATAATCCGAGGCGGAGTCGCGAGTGGATCCTCGACCGAAGACCTTGTTGCCCAAATCAAGGGGTCGATAGGCCTAACCAACCGCGGGGCCGAGATGCTGGTACGCACGGTAATGAACGGCATCGCGAACGAGGGTAAGCTTCTCTATTACGAGAAGAACAGCGACTTAGTTGAAGAGGTGGAGTGGAGCGCGATACTTGATTCTCGTACCTCGCAGATCTGTCTCACGTTGCATGGTGAGCGGTGGCCGATTAACTCGGGGCACCCAGTACCCCCGGCGCACCCCAACTGCCGGTCGATCATTATCCCCGTCTTAGCTTCGGGAAACTTGGAACAGGAGGACGCAGAGACTTGGTTGCGGCGTCAACCTGATGAAGTGCAGAAGTCAATACTCGGGGTCAAAAAAGCCCAGCTTTTTAGGGCTGGGCAGCTCCCGATCTCGCGACTTATCGACCCGGCGACCGTGAAGCCAATCACCCTGGACGAGCTCGCGAAGCAATATGGTGTCTAGGCCTGATCATGTTAATAGTCATCCCGGTTGAGTTTACGCTTTAGTTGTTTGAGGGCGGTAATCTGTATCTGTCTGACACCTTCCAGGGTGCGGTGTACTCGGTCGGCCACTTCCTGGTACGTCATGCCGTCGCGGAAGCGCAGCGTGATCACCTTTGCCCGGATAGCCGGGAGCTCAGACACGGCCTTCCAGAGTAACTCGGAGGCTGCTGGATCGTCGGGGAACTGGAACTCACAAGTAGTGTCATCAAAGTGAAACTCGAAGTGAACGTGCGGCGTCTTTTCCACGCTCCCGTGCGATGTGAGGTCCGGTTCATAGGCTACTCGGTTGAGGCGTTTCGTCTTTGCCATGCCGAGTTGGTTCGAGTCCCCGATGACCCGAAACGAAGTGTATCTCGTGAGGGTGGCTACGTACCGGCCGTACGAAGCTTTCTTCGGGTTATACTTGTGCGGGTTACGCAACAAGTATAAGACTGTCTCCGAGA